CTAGACAAGAAGCCAAAGGCCACACATTTAAGCCTTTGTATGGAGGTATGTCTGGTACTGAATCTGAAAAGAAATACTACAAAGAATTTTTAGTTAAGTACAAAGACATAGCAAAATGGCACGACCAATTAGAAAGTGATGCTATAAACTATAAGGTGGTGTCGCTACCAAGTGGTCGGGAGTATGCATTTCCATTTGCTCGCAGGATGCCCTGGGGTTCATCTTCAAACTCTACGCAGGTAAAGAATTATCCTGTACAGGGATTTGCTACTGCAGATATTGTACCATTGACTTGCATAGCTGTAGATAATCTAATGGTACAAAATAAAGTGAAGAGTCTATTAATTAATACTATTCATGATTCTGTGTT